GATCACGGTGTCTGCTGTGGCTAACGCTACGGATGTTTCTGGCTCTCCCGGTGGTGGCACGGTCATAACGCAATACGAAGTTAACACAGGAAACTCTTACCAAGTACCTCTTGTTGGTTGGGGTGCTGGCCCTTGGGGTGGCGGCACATGGGGTAATGGACAATCTACTGGTACTTCTCTTTATATGTGGAACCAGCAAAACTTTGGTGAAGATCTAATTTACGGCCCCCGTGGCCAAGGACTTTATTATTGGAGCGCCGACGTAGGTTACTCCGCCGTTCAAATTACTATTAGTATTGCAGCTCCCGGCGTCATTACTTTGCCTGCTGGGTTTTCATTTCCTACTGGCGCAACAATTTCATTTACTTCTACCGGTGCGCTGCCTACCGGTCTGTCTGTTGGTACAGTTTATTTTATAGTGAACTCAACAGGTGGCACATTCAATGTGTCTACAACACTTAACGGTACTCCCATTACAACTTCTGGTGGCCAGTCGGGTATTCAACGGATATCCCAACGCGGTGTTAACTTAGCCAGTGTAGGCGATGAGGATACGCCCATTTATCAAAACTACTTTCTTGTATCTGACACTTCACGTTTTATTCTTGTGTTTGGTACAAATGATTACGGCAGTACGGTGCTTAACCCAATGTTAATTCGTTGGTCTGGTCAAGAAGACGCTTATACATGGATCCCCTCAATTACCAACCAAGCCGGGAGTCTTCAACTTTCACACGGCTCTGAAATTATTACCGCCATTCAGACCCGTCAAGAAATTGTTGTGTTTACTGATACAGCCCTGTACTCAATGCAATATCTTGGCCCCCCATTTGTGTGGGGTTCTCAATTACTTGGTGACAATGTTTCTATTGCCGGCCCCAACGCTGTAGCGCTTGCTTCTGGTGTAGTTTACTGGATGGGGGTGGATAAGTTCTATACGTATGATGGCCGCGTACAAACATTAAACTGCGACTTACGTCGTTACATTTTTCAAGATTTCAACGCGTTGCAGAACCAACAAGTCTATGCCAGCACTAACGAAGGGTTTAATGAGATTTGGTGGTTCTATTGTTCTGCCAATAGCACTGCCGTTGACCGCTATGTGGTCTTTAACTACCTTGAAAAGGTCTGGTACTACGGCACAATGGGTCGGACTGCGTGGTTAGATTCTGGGCTACTGCCATACCCAATTGCTACGACTTATAACGGCAAGATTGTTCAACATGAAGACGGCGTAGATGATGCCGAGGACCCAAATGCTGTATTGCCTATTGCGGCAAACATCTCTTCATCTGAGTTTGATATTGGTGACGGACATAACTTTGGTTTTGTGTGGCGCATCCTGCCTGATTTGACTTTTGATGGATCATCCAGCAGCCCTACGCCTCAAGTCACTATGACCCTGTATCCATTGCAAAATTCAGGCTCTGGCGTTACTAACACTGCTTCTGCTCCAGTTGTTGAAGGTTCTACATATGTTATTACTGAAGAATTTACAGGACAGATCTACACGCGCGCTAGGGGTAGGCAGATGATATTTAAAATGGCATCTACGCAGCTAGGCACAACATGGCAGCTTGGCGCGCCTCGTATTGACATTCGTCAAGACGGCAGGAGATAAACCATGGGCATGTTGCAGAATCAGAATGCGCCTAACGTACCGGCAGCTCCCACGCAATATGATCAGGGGTTCATGAATCAGTACACCAACGTGCTGAGACTGTTTTTTAACCAGATTAACGCAATACAACAACTTAACTTAGCGCGGTTAAACTTGGATTTAGGAACTCTCCCAACCGATGCAGATTATGTTAATTTGCGGTTAGGTGATGTTTACAGGGACACCGAAGGGGGAACTTTGCATGACGGAACCAATGTGTTACGTATTAAAGTACCGGGTAGAGCAACTGGAGTTTCTGCTTCTGGCGCAGTTGGATCGGTTGGCTTTGCAAAAGGATTTGCGCTAACGGGCATTTCTGGAGCTGGAGTTGTTGGATCGATTGGCGCTACAAAAACAGTTGAATTAACTAGTGTCAGTAGTAGTGGCGCAGTAGGCACAGTTACTCCATAATATAGGTATCAATCTAAGGAATTGTCATGGCAACAGCACCCCAAACCGCAATGAATATGCCTCAAGAGGCCGCATCTAACCCTTTTTCTGACCCCAATACGATGGCGGTCTATGACCAGATGCGTCAAACGGTGTCGCCAAAAGAATTTGGGGATGAAATGTTAGCAAGTGCTTCGCAGGCGGCCCCTGAAGATGTTGCAGCGTTTAGGTCTGCGCTAGAGCAGATTGATCTGCCCCCTGAAGCGCTTGACTTGCTCAACAACATGGTTGACGAGATTTTGGCCAATCCAGAGCAGTATGCGGAAATTCGTGCCAAGTACAGTGAAATGGGCGCGCCGGACGAGATTTTGCCAGAGCAGTTTGATCCTGAATTCTTTGCCGCGTTAAACATGGCTGTGGATCAAATGATTGCTGCTCCTGCAGGTGTACAGGCGTTTGCCCAAGGCGGTATTGCAGAGCTTAAGCCAATTGCCAAAGCAATTGCCGGCTATGGCCGTAATGGCGATACCATGTTGGCCCACATTACGCCTGCCGAAGCACGCATGTTGCGCCGCAGGGGCGGTAGCGGCACAATTAATCCCAAAACGGGACTACCTGAATTCTTTAATTTGTTTAAAGAACTTAAAAATGGATTTAAGGCTATTGGTAAGGCCGTTAAAAGCTTTGCAAAAAGCACCGTGGGCAAGATTGTTCTTACTGTAGCGCTGGGTTACTTTTTAGGCCCTGCCGCAGCGTCTATGCTAAGCGTATCGTCCGCTGCCGGCGTTGCAGCGGTCAGCGGTTTTGTGGGCTCTGCTGGTTCTACCTTGCTTGCTGGCGGTAATTTAAAAGATGCTTTGAAAGCCGGTGCAGTTGGTGGCTTGACCGCCGGTGCTATTGGTGGAGTTACACAAGGCTTTGACGCTGCTTATACAGGCCCTACAACAGTGGGCGGGCAGGTGGATAAGTTCACCAACATGATTAGCCCATCGGCCGCGGCTCCCGCGCCTTCTAGTATTCAGGCACCTACTCTTAGTAATCAAGGTCTTGCACCTACTGATGCCCCTGTTTTTCAGTCGGGCCAAAACTTACCGTCCGCTCAGACTTCCCCTGTAGGCGATTTAATAAACCCTGCTGCCGGACCGCTGCCCGGGCAGCCGGGCAGTGATATCATGGTTGGTGGAAAGCCTGCTATTCCTTCTTTTAGTCCAGAATTTGCAGCGGGTGATCCGGGCGCTGGATTTGAACCTTATAACAAAGTTTTTGCAGACGCTCCTGCAAGAGTTAGAGCACCTTTGCCCGGGCAGCCGGGTAGTGATGTCAGGGTTGGTGGAAAGCCTAATATTCTTGCTATTGAGGCTGCTGCACAACCTCCGGTTGACGCTACGCAATTCCCCGGTTCTTTTGACAAAACAGGGGTTGTATCACCTCCCGCTGGGATGGGCCCCACTGAGCCGCCTTCGTTTTTGGACAGGGCAAAGACCTTTTATAACGAAAACATTTCTCCTTCTGGCATTCAAGAACAAGCAGCACCTCAGGCACGGCAAGCTGCAGCCGACGCGGTAGCCGCTGCAGAAAAAACACTTCCGGCCAGTATTACAGGCGAAGCTCGCGCTGCAATGCTAAAAACTACGTATGACAATGCTCTTAAAACAGCAATGCCCGGCATTTTTTCTACTTACGCCCCGATCACCGCCGCGGGCCTTGGTGCAGTTGGCTTGGCTGGTGGTTTTACGCCCACCGAGGCTAGTCCGTCTACCTTGAGACCAGAGTTAATGAAGCCGGTAACCCAGCGTATTGCTGAAGGCGGAAACCAAAAGGCGTTTTATGTTCAAAACTTACCCGGCGTTAAATATGACGAATATGGCGCACCTGTTTTTGGTCAATATAATTCTTTGCCTACATATGACACAGGTTTAGGTATTGCTTCTCTTGTGCCAAAAAGCTACGCTGACGGTGGCTTTATTGGAGTTGGTTATGCCGAAGGTGGCGTTGTAACAGCAGAAGAAAAAGCAGCAGCAGCGGCTAAAGCAGCAGAGGCTAAAGCAGTGGCTGCTGCTTTAGTAATAAAACAAGCAGCAGATCGCAAAGCAGTGGTTGACGCAGAAGCAGCAGAAAAAGCAGCGGGCTTTGGAAATGCTTACCGAAATATTAATGCTGGTTTGTCTTACGACGTTCCTGCAGGTGTTGCAGCACCTGCCATAGCTGCACGTCAAGCTGCATTTACGCCAACAATGGACAAGTTTGTAAAGCCAAAAGCTGCTGCAGCAGGCACTGCTTTACCACCCGCTACACTAACTCCCGCATTTGCTTTGGATTTAATGTATAGATCATCGACAAGTGGCGCTCCCACTTCTTTATTTAACCAATACGGCGGGTATAACGCTGTAAAAAAAATGGCAATGGATGCAGGTTTTGATGCAACACCAGAATGGCAAAATAGTTATAGAACATCTACGGGCGCTGCAACAGGGGCTTACACACCTACAGTTGTAGCTCAGCCCTACAACAACGCAACTGGGTATAGCAATCTGATGGCTCCTGCGACTCAAGCAAAACTCATGAACATGGGCGGTATTGCTTCTTTACGCTCGGGCGGTTATCCTAGGCGTACTGGTCAAATATCTGGCCCGGGGACCCCGACCTCTGATTCCATCCCTGCAATGCTGTCTGACGGCGAGTTTGTCATGACGGAAAAAGCCGTTCGCGGTGCAGGTAAAGGCGACAGACGCGCAGGAGCAAAACGCATGTACGCTCTTATGAATCAACTTGAAAAAAACGCAGCACGGGGTTAAAGCATGGCAAATGAAACTCAAGAACAGATAGTCCGGGAAGCGTCGGACATTGAGCAGCGCAAAGTTGCGCTGATGGATTCTGCCAAAGCGCAGATAGATGCAGCCAATGCTGCTGCGTTAAGTGGTAATTACCTTACCCCTAATTACAAAGTAGCGGGGATGAGCGATGACCAGCTAAATGCGCTGGATTTGGGCCGTCAGGGTATTGGTGCTTATCAGCCGTACATGACGTCAGCCACTAAGCAGTACGATGCGGCAGGCAATACTGTGCAGCAGGGCGTTAATACGCTTTTAGGCGCAGATACGCGTGGACAGTTTACTGGCGCGCAAGCTGCAATGAATCGTGCCGCACTACCTATTGAAAAAATGGGTCAAAGCGCCCAATTGGCAACACAAGGTGTTCCGCTGATTGGACAAGGTGCGCAAGGGCTTACGGCTGCCCAACAACAGGCTAATCAGTACGCACAAGCCAACATGGGCCAATCGTTAGCTACGTTGGGTCAAGCGGAAAAAATTGCAGCAGGGGCAACTCCTACCAATTTTACCCAAGCTCAAGGCACTTTGGGCCAAGGCATCGGCGCACTTCAAGGTGCAGCGCAGATGTACAACCCCGCGGCAGCCACGGGTGTTCAGAATTTTATGAACCCTTATCAACAGCAAGTGATCGACGAATCTATTCGTCAAATCAATCGCCAAGGTGATATTTCACAGCAGAATTTACAAGCTCAAGCCGTTCGTGCAGGGGCTTTTGGTGGATCTCGTGAAGGTGTTCAGCGAGCAGAATTAGAACGTGCATTAGCGGAACAGAAAAATGCCGCAATTGTGGGTGGTTTGTCTAGTGGTTATCAAAACGCTGCGCAACAAGCACAACAGGCGTTTGAACAACAACAAGCACGTCAACTTTCTCAAGGACAAGGACTGCAAAGCGCAGCCGGCTTGCAAGGACAGTTTGGTCAAACACAACAGCAGCAAGCACTGCAGCAAGCACAAGCTCTTCAGGGTATTGGTGGCTTGTACGGCCAACAATCGCTACAGCAAGCACAATTGGGGCAAGGCGCAGCAGGTTTACAGGGAAGCTTGTCCAGTCAGTTGGCGGGACTTTCTGGCATGTACGGTAATCTTGCAGGGCAGCAGGCTAACATCTATGGTCAGCAGTCTCAGTTAGGCCAATCAATGGCGCAAGGTATCGGCAATTTGGCAACGCAGCAATTTGGCATTGGACGTGACATGGCACAAGGCTTGGGCGCATTGGGCGCGCAGCAAGGCAATTTAGCAACCCAAGGCGCTGCTTTGGGTCAGGCTGCTCAAGGTATGGGACAGCAGGACGTCAACTTCTTGTACAACCTTGGTTCGTCGCAGCAAAAACAATTGCAATCCGAGTTGGATGCTACTCGTCAAAACCAAGTAAACAAAAACATGCAGCCTTATCAACAATTAGGTTTCTTGTCCGACATCTACAAAGGCGCGCCGTCTTCACAGATGGCAGTCACCACACAAAGCCAAGCCACACCAAGCCCTTTTATGCAAGCTGCCGGTTTGGGAATTGGCGCAGTAAGCGCCGCTGCCGCCGCAGGCCGCTCTGGAATTATTTAAGGACGCACCATGAAGAATGAGATATTACAGCGTGCCATGTTTGCGATGCCCTTGACAAAGGACTCACGCAACTCTGGAATCATGGCGGGGTTTGAAGACGAAATGCCCGAGGCTCCCGAAGACGGCTCTGAAGAGATGCCTCAGATGGCGCGCACACCACAGAATCCAGAAATTTTGATGAACACTTTGCGTGGTGACATGCGTTCTGTCGATGCTCGTTATCAAGAATTGGCTCAGATGGTGGGTGAAGAAGCCGCCATGGAAACGCCTCCTGAAGTGTTAGCCATGTTGATGGGCCAAATGGGTGCTCAGCAAGGCGGTATTGGTGCTTTGCCACAGGGCCAAGAAATGGCTCCTCCTCCTATGGGAATGCCCCCAGAAGGCGGTATGCCGCCTGAAGCAGGAATGCCTCCTCAAGGTGGTATCCCTATGCCCCCCGGAATGGAGGGCGCGGGCCCTTTTCCGCAGGGCGGGGCTGAGCAGGCTCCGCCCACCCCTGATGGCATGCCTCCAATGACGGCAGCTTTTGGTGCGTTTGTTACGCCTGCTACTCGCATGGCCCAGATGGCTGGGAATAAAATTGGTCAGGTGGGCTCGGCAGCTAATGCTGCTTTAGGCCGTATGTTCATGACACCACAGGGCATCTCTCAGCCTATTTTGGAAAACGTTCGTGGTCCTGCTGGCCGCTATACGGCTGAACAGGTTGTGACGGGTGGTCAAGCATTGACTGCACCTACATTTACACAAGGTGTCATGCAAGGTACGGCAAAACTTGCCGACCAATACCCACGTTTGGCATCTATGTTGGCCCCTGCTGCCGGAGCGCTTGGCTTGGCCAACGCACCTAGAGGTGGCTCTAGCGGTCCCGGAACAGACTTGATGTCGCAGATTCCAACGGATACGATTGAAGACAGGGTTGCAAACAGTGTATTGAATAAGCCCCCTATCTTGTCAATGAGCCTTGATCAGCCCTTTACGACAACTGATCCTGATCGGGTCAAAATTACTACTGGCCCACGGCCCACGCCTGCTGTTGAAGCACCCGCACCTGCGTCTGCTGCGGCGCAAATGGCCGCTATGGAACCAGTGCGTCCTGATGAGTTTGGTACGCTGGCCGATGTTGGTGACGAGAAGAAATCTACACAAGATTTCATCAAAGCTGCCGTCAAAGAAAAGACCCGTGGTGAGCGGATCAAAGAAGGCTACGCAGAGTTAGCTCCTTTGTTCCAAGAGATTTTGGGCAGTGATAAAGAAGACATGAAGACCAATGCTTTGTTGATGTTGGCTGATGCTGGCTTCAAAATGGCATCCAGTCGTCAGCCTACGGCTGCAATGGCAATCGCAGAAGGCTTTGCTGGAGTTCCAAAAGGCTTTATGGCCCTTGCAGCACAGTCCAAGGACCGCGATCTTAAGATCAAGTCCACTGCCTTGTCACAGGCGTTTAGCGATGTTCAAGAGCAAGACAAGTATGCTCAGCAACTTAAGATGGAAGTGCTCAAGGGCGATTTCCGCATCTTGTTGGAGCAGGCCAAAAATGCTGTGGGCGGGGGTAGCGTCATCACCAAAGATGGCGGCGGCGGTCTTCGTATTGCTGAGACAAAGAACGGCAGTTTCATCGGTGCTTCTGTTGATCCAAAGGATCCAACAGTGCAGTCTGCTATCCAGAGTCGCTTTACACTGCGTGATACTGACAATCCGTTTGTCGAGAACCGCGGAGAAGCTCCTACAACAGTGGAAACAGACAAGGGAGAGCGCATTAAGCTCACTTCAACATTGCGTGCATTGGACAACAGCTTGTCTACTTTGGATAACCTCAAAGGCACATATACAAGCCTGTATAGCCCCGGCACATGGTTCCAAGACAAGGTCAACAACCTGATTGTTCCTATTGATCCAACAGGTCTGGTACGTCCTGATGTGAATCAAGCGGATGCTGCCACTCGCATACAGACAGGCCTAAACTCTGTTTTGAAAAACATCGCTTCTGCCAACGATGGCGGCCGCGTTGCTGTGCAAGAACAAGAATGGGTTCGTGACAATGCCAAGGGTATCTCTAGCCCGACTGCATTCTTCCAAAACAAAGAACTTGCGGCCAAGGGTTTTGCAAGTACCGAAGCAATGTTGCGTAACGCACGTCAGCAGGTGTTGACCCAGTTGGGATACGAGAGCAACGACTACGCAATGCGCACACCAAACACCGGTACGCAGAACGACCCGTTTGTGATCCCCGCCGAGAAAGACGGCCAGCGCGTGATGTTTAACTTCCTTGGTAGTACCATTGGTAAGTTGCAGGATCCAAAAGCAACTGTGTTCATCAAAATGCCTAACAACACAATTCAGCAGTTTAATCCTACTCAATTGCGTGGCCTGATCGGAAACCAATAATGCCAACCTTGATGAATTCCCGTGGAGAGATGGTGGACCTTGCAACCGGTGAGGTTGTTGGTCGTGCTGAGGGCGTTCCTACTACAACTACCGATCCCCGCGCCGGTGGCCCGGCTGCACCGGATGTTCAAACACAAGGTGGGGACCGCGTTAACGGCCTGCTCAACAATCTTTCATGGGGCTTTAACTCGGCCCTTTTTTCTATTCCTGATGCTGCCCAGCGCCTTATTGGCAAGGGCATGGGAATGGATGAGAAACAAGTTTTCCAGTTCACCAATCTCTTCAACAAGGGCGTACAAGCCCCAAGGAACGTTGAAGAGCGCTACGCCCGCGCCATTGGCGAAGGCGTTGGTGGAACCATGCCCTTCACTGGCATTCTTGCCTATGCAGGGTCTGTTAGACCGCTTGTCTCTGCGGCTGCGCCCGCGACAGGCATACTTAAAGGAATTGCAAATGATGCTATCAAATATGTTCAACAAAGTCCGAGAACGGCTGCAGCACTGGACATCGCGTTTGGTGCAGGGTACGAAGGACTTCGTCAAACGGTTAAAGAAAACGTAGACGACAGCAACCCCTACAAGAAGATTTATGAAGAGTTGCTTCCTGCCGCAGCATTCATCGGTCTTCCTGTAGCTGCTGCAAATCTGCCCTCTGTGCGCGGTGCCAAGTTTTTCTCTGACAAAGTCAAAGGCGTGTCCAGTGGCTTGGGTGAGATTGAAAGAGAAACGCTTGAAGGTTTGCCCGGCATGTACAAGCTGCCTATCATCAACGTGCTCCCAACCATGCTGATGAAGCGTGCTGAGAGCAAATTAGCACAGGTGTTTGGCCCTATCTCAGAGAGCCCCGAAGCACAGCAAGCGTTGAAGCAACTCGAAGCTGCTTTGGCTGATCCCCGCGTTGCAAATGCGGGCTTCATGTTTGATGCTGCAGAGAAGACAATGTACTCACCCTTGGTGCAGCGCAAAGCAGAACTTCTGCAGCAGCTTGGCCCCAAGGAACTTGAGATTACCAAAGAGCGCATTAACAAAAACCAGCAAGCGCTGGACAGTTTGTTTTCAAGCTTCTCTCCCGAAGCCCGCAGGCCCATTCAAGAAGCGTTCACCGCGGCCCAAGCAGATCGTCAGCAGTTCTTTGAAAGCTTGCTCAAGAACCAAAAGGATCTGACAGACGCGGAAGTGATGTCAATCTCCGAGCGCCTAGGACCACAGAACATTGACTTGCTCAATGATGAACTGCGCGGCACGTTGATGGCCCGCATGGAGATGGATGCTAAAGCACGTGGCAATATCTTGCGCCGTATGGGCTTAAAGCAAGCCGTATCGCCAGAAGGTCTGCCGATGCCTACGCGTGACAAAGGTATTTCTTTGTTTCCTTCGCAGGATATTGAATCTGCTGCCAAGGAACTGATTGCAAAGTATTCTCCAGAGCGCCCCTCAATGAGCGTTCAGGTGCCCGAGCCTATTCGTTTGTTAAAAAACTTTGTACGCACGCAAGAGTTAGCCCGCGAAAAGATGGAAGCGGATAAGTTGGTGGAATTGACTGACCAAGCAATCACCGAACAACTTACAGGTTTGGGTAAAACACTTGATCCAGATATGCTGACGGGCTTGCGTGATGCAGTGCTTTCTGCTGTACGTGGGGAGAAACCAAAGACGGGTCGCAAGACGGCTAGTTTGAGCGAGTTGTTGCCTCTGCCTGATGCAAAAGGCAATATCTCCATTCGTGCCATCGTGCCGGGTCGCAACATTGTGATCAACCCTGCACAGCTAAAAGCCGATGCAGCAAAAATTGCCGAAGTTAATACAGCGATTGATTTGAATTTGCCAGAGGCGCTTGACTATTTGCAGTCTGCCATGCGTTTCCGCAATCAGTCTGTGATCAACTACAACGGCTCCATGAAGCGCGGCAGCAGCCGCATTCAAGATGCACAGCGTCATATCGATACAGGCAACGCCATCTACAAGGACATTGAAGGCTTAATCCTGAACAACGTGCCGCGGATCAAGCAAGAGTACGACGGCATGAAGATGGTCTTGGATGACTATGCTGCTGCCTACGAAAAGAACCTGCCCCTGCTTCTGACACAGAAGACCCGTGGCGGCGATGAATTTCTCTTGCCTAACGAGCGCCTGCTCCAGACTGCTTTTTCAAGTGCCGACAACTTAAGACAGTTACAACTTGCTGTCAGTGGCTCACCTCAGGCCGCATCAATCATGGAGCGCGGAGCTATTGATTGGCTTCGCAGCAAAAACGTTGTCACTGCTGACGGCTTAGTTGACCCCAAGAAGATTCGTCAAGTTCTGGACAAGAACAAAAACATCGTCGAAGCCTTACCTGCTAACGTGCAGATGAAGCTGCAAGACGAAGTAAAGTTTGCCGACGATTACGTCAAGCGTATGGGCGAGCTTGACATGCGCCGAGTCAACGCCAAGGACCAAGAGCTTGACAGCTTGTTGGCCAAGGCCACACGTCCCGGTGCTGACCCATCACAAACACTGCAAACTGCCCTGCGTGATCCTGCAACCATGAGCACTTTGGTTCGCGGAATTGAAAAAGACCCAGAGATGTTGGCTGCCCTGCGTCGCTCTGTGTTCGATGTTGCCACAGCAGGTGCCCAAAAAGGTGGCGCGCTCAAGTCGTTCATCGACAACAATGAAGCATCCCTCAAGGTCCTGTTTAAAAATACAGCGCACTTGGACGACCTTAAAACATTGGCTGATTTGCAGCGCCGCGTGAACGCCTTTGCTGACGTGACTGGACAGATCCCTGCGTTTGAATCGACAGATCAAGCCATGAAGCGTTTATTTGGCGCGGGTATCCAGTTCCTCACAACCACGGCCCGCGAGGCCGCTGTGGGCCGAATTAACCCATCCACGGGTGCTTTGGCAGTCATGCTGCGTATGGCGGGTGGTCTGGAGAACCAGATTTATCAGCGCATCTTTACAAGAGCTTTGGAAGACGCAGAGTTTGCCAAGCGGATCACGCATGTAGGCACGCCTGCTGAAGCCAAGAAACTTGCCGGGGAGTTGGAGAAGATTGGCATTCCACAGTCTTCTTATGTTCCCAACGTCAAACGCATAGCTGTACAAACTGCTGCACAAACAGCGATGGGTGAGCAACCAGAAGACATCGGCAATCTGGGTAACCTGCCCGTGGTTCCCGGAACAAGCGCCCAGAAGATGCTCAAGGCTATGCCTCCTGCTCCGCCTACACGTGGAACAAACTTTAATCCCCGCTTGCCAACAACGCCGCCTGCTGCTCCCGGAGGCGGTACAAGCAACATTCAATTGATGTACCCTTCAATGTTCCCCAACGACCCAATTAGCGGGTTGCTGCAGCAGCGTCAAGCACAGATGCAGGCCCCTAGACAATAACGGAGTTACGACATGGAAATGATTGGACGATTGGTTGCCACGATGTTCTTGAGCCGCGAGGTGGCTCATCGTGCGCATTTATCAGTGACAGGAGCGGGCAGCTATTCAAAGCATAAAGCTTTGCGCCATTTCTACAAAGATATTGGTGACCACGGCGACACCATCACAGAAGCCTACCAAGGCCGCCACGGGATTATTGAAATCCCTTACCTCAAGTACGAGGATGAGGGCGACATCGTCAAGTGCCTTGAGAAGTACATGGATGACATTGAGAAACTGCGTTACAACGCTGTAGACAAATCGGACACAACCATTCAAAATCTCATCGACGATGCTTTGGCCACATACCTCAGTACTTTGTACAAACTACGTCACTTACGTTAACTTTAAAAGGAAATATCATGATGGACTCCAAATTGAAAATGGTTATGAAGAACGGCAAGAAAGTTCCTTCTTTTGCAGCCGACGGTAAGGGCAAGATGAAGGACGGAGGCATGGCTAAAAAAGCCCCTGCAAAGGCCAAAAAGATGAACATGGGCGGCATGTCCAAAAAAGCAAAGTGCTGATATGAAAAAAGAAGTCTGGGATAAAGATCGCCCAAAAGGTCTTGGTAAGCCAAAAGCATTAACTCCTGCTAAAAAAGCATCTGCCAAGGCGGCTGCAAAAAAAGCAGGTAGACCCTACCCAAATTTAGTTGACAACATGCGCGCAGCGCGGGCAAAATAACGTTGCGCTAGTCGCAGATTGCCGGAAGTTGGACTTAAGCCCCGAGGCTCACGCTTCGGGGCTATTTTTTAGGAAGCTCTCAACCCTGCGCATCCACATGTCCTTGTAGTTGTCAAACTCCCGGCCACACGTCACAAACTCTTGTGTCTCACCGTTCTGGGCAACCATCATGATCACCCCTTGCTCAATCTTGGTCCCGTGTGATACATCGTGCGCCAAGGCATACGCCGCAAGCTGCACAAAGTAGTCTTCAATCCACTTGCGCTGCTTCATTTTGTTGGTCTGCTTAAAGTCAATAATTGCAGAGTGATCTTTGTAAACACCAATGCAGTCTGATGTGCCGGCATACTTCTCAGGGTAGTACAGCGGGATCTCTGTGCCCCACACTTCGTTCACATGCGGCATGAACGTTTCAATCAGCTTGTAGCCCATCCAGTATCCCTTGACAGCAAGCCATGTGCGTGGTGTCTCAAGCGGCCTGTTCAGCAGCAGCCGTTCCACAACGCTGTGCATGTGCGTGCCTACCGTTGCTGCATCATTTTTGATACGGTCCGCTTCGTCCTGACCAACCCTCGCGGCCCACGCATCGAGGTGTGACTTGTCTTTTGTGCCAGACAGGATGGTTGTCACGCTTGGCACGGCCGGCTGCCCCTCTAGCGTGTAGGTGCGCCCCTGTTCAGAGTCAATGCGAACCAGTTTTGGGTAAACGTATTTCTTGCGGATTGGTACAAGTTGCATCATTTAATCCATTCTTTAATTTCTTCGCCAAGCACAGCGCTTGCGATATTGATTTTGTTACGTAGCGCCTTGACGATGTGTTCATCCACGGTGTTGGGTGATACAAAGTCGATGTAGGTTACCTTGTCTGTCTGCCCGATACGGTGCGCCCTGTCCTCTGACTGCAAGCGCTTTTCCAAGTCAAAGCTGTTGCTGTAGTAAATCACAGTCTTTGCCTCTGTCAAGGTAATGCCGTAGCCGCCTGTGCTTGGGTTGCCAACAAAGAAACGCAGGTCAGAGTTGGGGTCCTGAAACTTCGTCACGATGTCTTGGCGTTCCTCGGCTTCTGTGTCGCCGTAGTACGTTGCAACAGAGGTCATGCCGTACTCCTTTTGGATGGCAAGCCGGATGTTTTCAATGTCGCGTCTGTAGTTGGCCCAAATGATTACTTTCCCACTACATTCCTCAAGCGTAGCAAGCAATTCGTTCACACGATTACTTGGAATATCAATC